GATTCTTCATGGCTTCCTTCTAAAAAAGCGGGCATGAATCATGCCATGCCCGCTCGGGCTGAATTGACGGATGTTTAGCTGCCGACAGTGACGGCGATCAGAGAGGCCATCTTGAGCGAGATCTTCACCTGGGCAACCTTGTCCACACTCAGGCCGGAGGGCATGGGGAGAGCCTGAACAAACGCCATCCAGGTATAGAGATTGCCTGTCGTGGTCTGGCCAGCAATCGGCTTGAGCTGGAGGGTGAACTCCACCGCCGTGCCCGTCGCGAAGGATGCCGCAACCGCCTGCTGACCCGCGTCAGAGGGCAGCCAGATACCGGAAAAGCTGGCCTCGCCGGGATCAACCACGGTGGGCGCATTCTCGTCGAGCACCTGGTTGCCAACTCCAATCGTGGGGCTATTGGAGTTGGTGATGGTGTCGTATTTCCACTTGGCTTCGGGGAGATCGTACTCCTTGATCTGGAGAATCGGAGTTAGCGTAGCCCCGACCATAATGCTGAGCACTGCGCCGGCGGATGTACCGCCTTTGGAAGTTGTTCCCGACATTGATTACCTCTTTCAGTTGTGGGTGATCCGCAATATCCAGGCTGTTGCGAGGTTTGCAGCCGTTAGTTCTGATAGGTGATAAAGGCCGTTACATTCGCTACCGAGAGCAGCCCATCCTCCTGATAGACATCCACAGGGTTTTCAGCCTCGGCATAAAACACCTGTGGGCCACCAGGCAGAGTTCCCTGATAGCCATCGAGCGCATTGTGCAACGCGAGGCCAAGATTACGCGCAGCGAGATAACTTCCCGGAGCCTTCCACATCTTGCAAGAAAACAAGATTCGAGCGTTCGCAACGCCATCCGGCCCTGTGAGTGTTCTTCCGTTCTTGTCGCTTACAACCTGATAGACAATCACCGGAAACAACTCCCGCTCCTGTGGCCCAGGGATCGGCTGAATAGACTGACCAACCAACGATCCCTTCAACCAGGCTAGCCACTGCTCCCATCCCTTTCTGCAATCGCCTTAGTCAGCGACTGCTGCAAACTGTCAAGAGTCGCGTTGGTTGCATCTTCAATGGCCGATTCAAACGCTCGCGCCATGAAAGGATTCGCGTCTACATGCTTCGCGCCAGTTTTTGGAGTGTGCTTGGCAGATACAGTACCTGTCCTTTTCTCCTTGGCGCTTTTTTTACCATGCACGACGACATCAAAGCCGTTTTCAATCCACCCGGCAACGCGCCCAGCTACTTCAGTGCACCCCACCTTCACGCGCGGCATATGCCCCGACGACATCTGCACCTGAAAAGAAACGTCATGCTTCAGGATTCCCGGAGGCAATGAATTGCTGCCAGGGGTGGGATCATCTGTACGCTCCGGAGCTTCTACTTCCATTGCGTCTGCCAGAACCGCACCACCCGCTGCCAGAGACGCGCTCACCGCTTTGCCGGCCAGAGCCTGCGGAAGAGACTTGAGCAGGTCATTCCATTCATGCGTATCAAACTTGATGCTCAAGTCATCCATCATCCACTCCCCCCGTCGACCTCCAAACACGTCAGCAACAGTTTGCGATTGCGCAACTGCACGTTTTCGGTGAATAGGACTTCGAAGGTATGCGCGGGATACTTTCCGGTAAACGGCCCCACGTAGACGCGCTGACCGGCAACAACATCGCATCCAGGCCAGCGCAGCGTGACGCGCCATTGCGTTTGGCTGGCCCACTGATCACCCTGGAGTAGATCTTTTCCCGATAGCTGCTCAATGCCAGCAAGCGCGGTCAGGTAAACCGTCCATGCTGATCCAGGCTCACCCGAGGCATCCCGATCTTGAAGCAACGGCTTTGCGAGGCGCACCTCGTGACGCAAGAAACCCACCGGTATAGCGAGCGGGTCTTTGATCCCTTGATAGGGATAAGGCAAAGGCATATCAGCACCCCAAGATTCTGTGTTTCTCAAGCAGACTCTTAACGACACGAGGCATCGGCACATCGACAACCGAACCTTGCTCGTAATAGAACTGCGCGAGAAACTTGATGGCCAAGCGAATCCCATGCGGGACCGGGTACCCCAGCCACGCCGGAACACTGTCTACGGCAGTAAGGGCAGGGGATGCCAACGTAGCATTGCCGCTACCATCCACGGACGCTACAAAGGTTTTTAGATCGCCGCCATTCGCGCCCGCGCCCGGAATCGTGATTCGCATGCCGGTATCACCCAAAAGGAGCGGAGCAGCATCTAGGTTGAAGCTGTAGCCAGGTGCACTCAGTTGCGCCGACCCCTGACCCAACGAGACTGTGACTGGCTGACCATACCCCGCCTGAAACTGCACTACCACACACGCCGGCACGCGTCGCACAGGTGGCCATGGTCGAGCCCAGGGAGGGATAAGGCAAGCAGCCTGATTCATAGATCCGCGCTGCAACTGGTAGCCATACATGGGAGCAGCGATATTGGACCCGTAGGAGACATCAAGCGCGAGCGTTTGCACCGCGCCGGAAGTATCCACGTACGAGAACGAATCGATGGACTGAAAAGGTGGGCGCGGCAATCGAATGGCTGCAAAGCCCTCGCGATCATAGCTCAAACTAGAGCCAGGGAACCCATCAAGACGCAACAGATAGCTGCGCGTAATAAACCCACGCCGACACCATTTTTCGCAGTCTTCACGAGCAGCCATCAGAAAGCCGGAGAAATTATCCGCTTGCGCCAGCGCAAGGGTCTCATCGGAATAGGAGGGAATTCCCAGTTGTCGGACGAATTCGGCTACCTGTACCGGCTCATCTGCTGGTAAGGTGACGGGCAGTAGAGTATCGCTCATTGTGGCACCTTCGCTTTTAGTGAAAAGAAAGGGCCGCAAGATTACCCGCAGCCCTATTGAATACATGCCTACTGGCTAATCAACTGCCATTCGGTTCCGTCGTAGATCATCTGGATGATCTGACCGGAGAGGATCTCTCCACCCACTAGCGCGACACCGCCCGTCTTTGTGATGGGCTTGGTTGCGCCACCGTTTATCGCAAAGGTCGACGCCCCAGTGTTGGCGTGAGCCGCCTTGAGATAAACACCAACTCCAGCCTGTAGCGTCTGAGGTGGGATATAGCTTCCGGCATATATATTTGCCGCGCTCCCCGCATCCACCGCGTATCTCCAGGAGTTGGACTGGACTCCCGAGACGATGGCCGAATCAATCATATTGATGGCCGTTGCCAGCAACTGATCGCATGCACCCCATGGGGTATTGTGCGAATCATCGCCGGGGAGAGAAAGATTCAGATTTGGAGTAACTACCTGTTGCGCCATTTGCACCTCTACATCGCCAAGTTAGGGCCGGGGGGCTGTGTCAACCCCCGGCGCATCCATTTACATCAACCACCGCTTAGGAGGTCGCGGTGGGCGACTGATCGCCGATGAAGCGACCACCCGAGAGCACAACAACCGCAGAGGCATAATCGACGTTGGCGCCGTTAGTGATCTGCAACTGCACGAACGGATAACCGACGGGCAGTTGATCTGCGTCAATCTCAATCACGTAGAAGATGTTGGCACTGGCGCTGGGCGTGTAGCCAGCCGCGGAAACACTCTGGCGCACGGAGAGCACATCGTTGGTGAGCCCAGCCGTCTCCTGAGTGAAAAGGCTGTACGGCTGAGCCGTTGCCCCATCGCCCGCCGCATCAGTGCACGCGTTGATGAGAATCTTTGAGGCAGCAGCAGCCTGTGCGCCGAGCTGCACGATGATGGAAGCATGGTGATAGCCCTCCATGTTGAATACTTGGCCAGTAACACCACCGCTAATGCTCTGCGGAGAAATCAAGCTGACCACGTGACCATCCTGAGATGCCCAAAATCCTTTTGCGGACATACGCGTAACCCCTTCCCGGACGATGCCGGAGTTGTAAAAGAAGAAGTGCGAGCGGGCCGCCTGCACTTGCCAGGAAGCCCGCAAAAGCGTGGTCGAAATTACCGGGATGCGAGAGTGACGAACGGAGAGAGCGTGGGGGCTCCAGCCGCTTTTGGAGTCAGCGGAGTATTCCACCAACTCTGTCCATCGAGGCGCACCTGGAAGCGAAGCGCCAACTCGCCAGTGAGGAAGGCAACATGGATGGAGCTGTCAGCCCGAACCTCGCTACGCTGAGCCAATATGTATTGGCTCATATCCGCCAAGATGATGTCGCCTTGAGCGCTGAGAGCTGAGGTCTGCTCGATGGGGATCACCGGCTTTCCCATCAGCAGACCATAGTCACTGTTGTTGCCGTACTGGCCAGGCGCAACGTACATCAACGTGGCTGTGCTTGTGCCTGCTGTACCAGCAATCAGCAACGGGTAAAGCTGCGTTTCGATGCTCTGGTTGATAAACCAGCAGGCATTCTTGCGGCTCTTCGCCCAAAGGCGCGACCACATGTTGAGGATATTGGAAGAGCTGACCGTACCCGTCGCCTGTCCAGCGTCCTTAGGCACCACGATGGTAGCGGCAGACTTCTTTTGAAGGATGCCGAGCGGCATCCCCTGGCCGAGACCGTTGATGATGGCATCATCGATCTTGAACGCAAATTCATCCGGGAAGATGGTATCGATGTAGGACGACACAGCCGTCGTATCCTCCATCAGTTCCTCGGTGAGGTAAGCGAGACCAGTGAGCTTGTTTGCCGTGAACTGTAATTCGCGGAACTTCGGCTTGGTCGAGGTATAGGCAGCAGCTTCCGAAGCCCAAAAGGCGAGCAACCCGCCCCAGCGTCCGCCATCCACGCGGCTACTTTCATCAATGGCGTTCATGATGAGTCGGGAACTGGACATCTCGATCCTTCGGCACTGTCGAGCTACGTCGCCCACGTCATAGGCGCGCTGAAGCAGATCGGCTGCAAACTCGGTGGGAACTGGGAAACCGCCCTCAGCAGGCACCGATTCACTACCACCCAAAGCAGCCTGCAAGCGTGGATCACTAACGCGGCCCGCTTGGGTGCTGGCGATGACCGCACCCAAGAAATCAGCCTTGTTCTGCCAGGGTTTCTTTTCGGCCAGGTTCTCGATAGATCCGATCAGGGGCGGCGCACTGCGTTCAAGCGACTGGAGGCGAAGCGCGCCCTGAATATCGGTCTCGCGGGCTTCGGCCGTGGCCAGATGCCCCTCAAAGGACGCCTGCTCCTCAGTGGTCAGCAAGCGGCCCGTTGCCGTGGTCTGGATCGCCTTGGCGGCATC